AGAATTACATACAAAACTTCAGTCCGATATCCATATGGAATTCGAAGTTGCAAGCCTCGCTATCCTCGGATGACGTGGAAAAAGCGATAGAGGCGGGATTGTACATTGAAAAGCAAAGGATTCGCAGTACCGAGGCGAACAAATCCATATTCTTCTTACCTGACAGCATAGCCTATTCCGGCAGGGGTTACAAGGAAACACTGAACCGTGTTTCCATGCAGACCCTTCAAAGAATGGGTAATCTTTATTGTGTCAAGAACATAATCACCACACGGATCGAACAGATAACCCGTTTCCTGAAGTTCTCCACGGATGAACAGAAGGAGGGGTATACCATCCGGAAGAAAAGATCCCTGTTCGAGAGCACGGAGGATAAAGGGGAGATGACGAAGGCGGAGATGAAGCGGGTGGAGGAAATCGTTGAATTCCTAGAACATGGTGGGAAGACGGATAAATGGGAGATGCCGGATTCATTCGTGACCTTCGTGAGAAAGATCATGCAGGATTCACTATCCATTGACCAACTGGCTTTCGAGATAACCAGAACGAGAGGCCAGGAAATCGATAAGTTCAAAGCGGTGGACGGAAGTATGATCCGATTCTTGGATAGTGTTGACCCGGATTACGCCCATGAATTCGAAAGGTACAGATATAGAGGTTACCTACCGAAGTATTGCCAGGTATTCGACCAGCAGATTGTTTTCAACAAGCAACTGAATGAGTACGTGCTTTACTATCCGTGGGAGCTGGGATTCGGTATCAGAAATATCGGTACTGATATCTGGAATAACGGTTACGGAAGAAGTGAGTTGGAAACCTTGGTGGAAATAGTGACATATATTCTGAACGGGGTGCAGTATAACGGTAACTTCTTCAAAAACGGATCCAATCCTAAAGGGTTCGTGAAGATGAACGGGCCGAACGCCAATCAAACGCAACTGAACGATTTCAAACAGAAGTGGAGACAGATGCTTACCGGAGTGGATAACTGTTTAGCAGGTGATTCGTTATTGGTATTAAAGAATATCGGGGTAACGTCCATTGAAGATTTTTTAAATGGATCACAAGAAAAAGAGGCGATCATTTGGACTGGGAAAAACTTTGAGTATGGCCGTGTGTATAGGACAGGTCTTAAAAAGAAATGTACATTAACCCTGGCAAATGGATTATCCATTACTTCATCGGATAATCATAAGTTTAAGGTTGTGTCGGATTCAGGAATTATAGAGTGGAAGGAGAGAAAAGATCTTAAAGTGGGAGATTTTGTTCTTTGTAATAAAAAACCTGTGGAAGGTACACGAAAATTTTATTATAAGGGCAAGGTGGTCGAGAACGATCTTTTTGAGATTCTTGGCTGGTTGACCGGTGATGGCTATATTGATAACGGTGAGAGTCGTCGTAAAAGAATGGAATTATTCTATCACAGTGAAAAGGAATTACATATAAGGGAGCAGCATCTATGTGTATTAAATCGATATGGCATAAATGCAAAATCGCAGGATTATTGTAGATCATTCGATCAGATAGAATCCTGTAAAAAGGTGTATGGGTTCAAATCTGTGGCGGATAAATATTGTAAAATAGGTATATTTGATGCTGATTTTTATGAATTTCTAATTGGTATTGGATTTACCTGTAGCCATGTAGGAAAGGTTATCCCACCTATGATACATGATATTGATTCGGAATCAAGGTGCGCGTTTTTAAGAGGATTTTTCTCCGCGGATGGTAGTGTTGTGAGTGAAGGGTTGGGAGTTAGGATTACAATTTCATCCGATCTATTACGATATCAAACAAGGATGTTATTGATATCGGAAGGAATACAATGTTCAATCGAGGAATATCATTCAAAAACGAGGTTACGTAAGTCCGATAAGAAGGGAATTCATCTTTTAGTGAAAGATAGACGAGAATTTTATGAGAGAATCGGATTCCTTCAACCACATAAACAGTTGGGGCATGATTATAAAAAAAATTACTCAACTATGTTTTCATTACACCCCGAAATGGGTAAACTCGAAGCGAAAAAGATGAGAGTTGAACTTTATCGGAGATGGGTTTTTGGTGAAAGTGGTTGTGTTGGCGATCAGCGATTAACGACGGATTTACACAGGATATCGATTGGAAAAGATAAATGTTCGTACCAGCGATTGACCGGTATCGCGGAGAGAATTGGATATAAACTTCATGATGAGTTTAGTGAATTTTGGTTCTCCCCTATAGTTGAACTGTCGTCCTTTGATGAGGAAATTCCAATGTATGATGTCGAAATATATGATAATAAGCATCAATTTATCGTAAATGGAATGCTTACTCATAACTCGCACAAAATACCGATCTTCGCGGGTCTGGATATTGAATGGGTTGACCTCCAGAAAGGGAACAGGGACATGGAGTTCGATAACTGGACTAAATTTCTTATCGTGATGCTGTGTTCCGTCTACCGAATAGATCCGAGCGAGCTTGGGTTCCAGTTCAAGGACGCGGCTAACCTTTTCGGGCAGCAAGGGCAGAAAGAGCGGTTGGATCATAGCAAGCAAAAAGGTCTGTACCCTCTCCTGATATTCCTTCAGGATATCATTAACAAGTTCCTGATCTCGGAACTGGACGAGGACATGGAGTTCGCGTTCACCGGTATCGAGGTGGAGGATGAGGAGAAACAGGTTAAACTTGACGCCGATAAACTTTCAGCGGGAATGGTCGCCATGCAGGATATGTTCAAGAAATATTCTGGTCGCGATTTTGACCCTGAGAAGGATATCATCCTAAATCAAGTGTACCAAACGCAGAAACAATCGCAGATGTTCGGTGGTGATATGATGAACGGTATGGTGGATGACGAAACGGGAGAGCCGGAGGCGGGGATACCGAATCCTTTCGAGGATGTGGGTAAGAGTATGGCGGACAACCCTATTTTCGCGAGTGCTTGTGAATACATAGATAAGAATCTGGGCAATGACGGCAACTAAGAAAAGTTACAGGGGGTTGGTCATCATACTGACCTTTATTCTGATAGCGTTATTCATTTACGTGAACCGGGATCAGAAGGATGATAACACCGAGCTTTTGAAGGAGAAGGAGTTTCAGAACAGGAAACTGTTGGATTCTTTGAACAAGGTGGGTGGCGAGTTGGTCCGCGTGATAGAGGAACAGAAGAGGAGGGAGGCGGAATCATTTGATAAGTTTAAAAGGGAAACCGAGCGGTTAAAAAAAGAATACGATGAAAAACTTCGCAATCTTAGTAATCTTACTGATGACGAGCACGTGCGGCTTCTGTCAGAAGAGCTATCCAAGGAAGATTGAGGTGGGTGGTGATACCTGCGTTATCATAACGATACCGCAAGTCAAAGTCATTAACCAGCGTCTACTTCACCGGAGGTTCCTCATGGAGGAGAATGACACGTTGCGGGTGCGCTACTTGGATTTAACGAAGTTTATTCAGATTAAGAATATTCAGATCGATAGCCTTTTGAAATTAAACGTCGATTATCGTTTTAGGCTTGAGAACGAGATGGCGGTAAACCTCGAATATCAAAAAAACAAAGCCGCGCTAGAAGACAAGATAAAACGCCGAAAACGATTATTTTGGATTGGCGTGGGTGCTAGTTTTTTGACAGGATTTTTTATCGCGAAATAGTTGGTGAATAGGTACCTATTTCGTACCTTTAGATGAACAAAATAAATAAAGAAGGTTATGTTATACGAAGCACTTGTAGAAGAAATAAAAAGAAAAGCGTTTATAGCTAAATCCATGGGTCAGGAATTCACGGATGAAAATTATCTTGAAGAAATTGAGAAATCCATGGGCCGGGCTCAGATGGGCGAGGTGAGAACATGGGGAGGTAAAGAATATATAAAGACCCCGAAAGGATGGCGTCCCAAACCGAAAGGTTACAAAGATGGCGGGAAGAAGGAAGAAGCATCCAAGTTTAATGACAAAGGTGGTGGAAAATTCGAATTGGAGGTTCCCGGAAAAGGTGGGGCCCAGATATCAGCGGGTGATGGAAAATTCGAGGTGAAGGTGTGGGATAAGGATTACAAATACATCACCGATGATTCCAAGCGTCATGTATTTGATAGCCAGGCGGAGGCTGAAAGATTCGCACGTGAACTTCTTAATGAGAAGGGAGAGGAGAAGAAGCCGAAAACAATCAAGGATATTTTGGATAGCAAGGTGGTCGCGGATTTTATCAAGAACGAACTCCCTAAATACAACAATAATTTGGATGACGATAATCAAATCACTGAAAGGGTTCTCAAAGATTTAATCATCGATGTTCATGAACAATGGAGTGACAAGGAAAGAACGCCGCTCAACGGGGTATTTTCAGGAAAATCCGAGCTGACAGAGAAACATCTTAAAAAATTAGTTGACTTTTTCTGGGAGGATTTGGTTGATTAATTGATAAACAAAGTGTATCTTTATGGCATTGAAAATTAGAAATGAAATATAAATATCGATATGGGACTTTTGGAAGAACAGGTCGCTCGAAATATAGCAAACAGAATCGCCATTGAGAAATCGATGGGAAAGGATATCAATGATGAATCCTGCCTTGATATGCTGGAGAAGGCGGGTCGAGCCGCCGCCATGGGAGAGGTACGTACTTGGAATGGTAAAGAGTATGTTAAAACTCCCAAAGGTTGGAGGCCGAAACCGAAGGGGTATAAGGAGAAACAGGAAAGTGGCGAGAAAAAGGGGCAAGGGGAATCTCTTGTTGATATGATTAACCGAAAACTCAGGGAAGGTCATGCCGCAGTTAAGGATAGCATGAAAGATGATGCGAAAAAGATCGTGGAAGAGGATAAGGAATCCAAGAGGAGCGAGCTCGCACGTCAACTTGAAGAACTTGATGAAAAATTATTCGAGCATGAGAAACGCCGTGGTGACTACGATAGACAGGCGGATTGGTCCAGGGATAAAAAAGAGATGCAGGATAAGTTTGATAAATTACAAGCGGAACATCGTAAATTGATGGGACGCGGTTGGGGAATGCGTGGTTGATCATGGAAAGGAAAGTGGCTGGAATTGATATAAAGACGGTCAGACCGATCGTCAAGAAGGAACGAACAGGGGTTAAGGATCCTGTTCGTTTTCCTGATGTCATAAACGGCTATGAAAACGAGACGAAACGAATGTTTAATGAAAATCTCAACCTTCTATTCGGAGATCTTGTGAAAAAGATGGTTGAGATGGTTAAAGAAAAATAGTTATGGAAGATATTAATATAAAGGCACTCGAGGTGATCGAGAAAGCCGGTAAGAGAGCGGCCATCGGTGAAATCCGTGTTTGGGGTGGAAAGCGTTATCATAAAACACCGAAAGGCTGGCGGCCTGTTCCGAAAGGATACAAGGAAGGTGGTGAGAAAAAGGGGTCGGATGGGAAAAAAGAACTTCGCTTCGGGAAAGATATACCAGACGGAGCGAAGATGGTTCACGGTGACGCTCCAACTTACGGTGGTATTAAATCCTCGGCCGAACTGAAGAAGATATCAACCGATGAATTACGTGAATTAAGCCGTGATTTCGAGAAATTCATGAGTCATTATACTTTTTCGGGGGAAGGAAATATTCCATTTAGGAGCCAGTTGGAAAAGGAATTAGGTCGTCGAGCTAAAAAAGAATCAGGTGATGCTGCGAATGAGGCTGAACGAGAAATTCGGGGTGGAAAACCCGGGCTATCGGCGTTAACGGGAAGTGATGTAACATCAAAATTTATGAAAGATGAGCTCCCTAAATACAATGCCAATCTGGATCCGGATAATAAAATCAGCAAGAGGGAATTTAAAAATTTGATAGTTGAAGCCTTTTCACAACGGGAAAAGGGCTATAACACGCCGATTGATGACGTACTTGATGGCAAGACAGAACTATCCGCTAATCATTTACACAAGTTAGTTGATTATTTCTGGGATGATTTAGTGGGTTAGTGAGATCATGGAAAAGAAAAATCAAAACTAATATATGCTTTTCAATAACGAACAGATACAGGAACTTCTATCACTGGTAGATTTCAGGTTTGCCGATTTGGTCTGGAAAATATTCGGACCAAATCATTTAACGACCCAGGACATGGGCGTGCTTGAAAAATTCGGTGTGAATGTCAGCAAGCTGGTTAAGAATATCCCGCCTTACTGGGCGAACTGGATGTTTGGCTTGTTATCTGGGAGATTGAGCGATTATCAAACGAAGCAAATAACTTATAACGATTTAATCGAATACCTGCGCAGAAGACAATATGAAACGCCTTCCCGAAGGGAAATCGAGGAATACGAGATGGCTTGCAACCGCACATACGGATATCTGAAGGGTCTGGGTGATAAAATGAAAAAGGATATCACAAGTTACATCTCGGATTCAGAACTTAGAATGAGAGCGGAACAGGAGCGGGCGATAAAAGAAGGAATGAGAAAAGGGGTTCTCGACAGGGAAACCACCAAGCTCATAGCCTCTAAAATAAGTAACCGATTAAATGATTGGTCAAGGGATTGGAATAGGATTGTTGAAACCGAGTACCAAAGTGTTTTTAACATGGGGCGGGTTCAGTCCTATATGAAGGAAGGAAAGGGTGCCGGAACATTAATTTACTTTGATGTTTTTCCGGGTGCTTGTTTTCCAGTTGATGACACAGAATTTTTAACAGATGAGGGGTTTAAATTTTTGAATGATATTAGGGGCGATGAGAAAGTGGCATCATTTAATCTTGATACAAATACACTTGAATATGTTGATATTGAAAGTAAAATTCAATATTGGTATTCCGGTGATATGCATCATTATAAACATCACTCATTGGATATGATGTGCACCCCAAATCATAATCAATTAATTGGAATTGATTATAATCCAAAATCAGGGATATATACAAAAAATCAGCTTATCCCCAGTGATAAAGTACCTTCCTTGACAAGAAGGGCGTATATGTATTATAATGTTGACAATTGGATTGGGTGTAATGATGATAAAATTACTGTTGCTGGAAAGGTTTTTGACACAAAGTCGTTTGCAAAAATGATGGGTTGGTATTTATCAGAAGGATCGATTGATATGAGAAAGTCTGATGAAAATGGTCATTATAACTCAAGCCAATTGAGAATTTCGCAGGCGAAAAATTGTAATTATGATGAGATAAAAGATTGTTTGGAACGAACTTTTGGTAAGCGTGTTTATTTTAACGGGAATAACCATGATGGTCGTTTCGTTGTTATTCTTGATAAATCATTTGATTCTTTCGTTATGTGGATGAAAGGGTTGGGAGATAGATCCTATAAAAAGACAATTCCTAGTGAGATAAAATCCTTGTCGAAAGAATACCTCACCGATTTTCTACGGGCATATTGGCGGGGCGATGGTTTTGGTGAAGAGATTTTTGATAGGGGTGGTGCTCACATTGTAACATCATCAAAACAGATGGCTGATGATTTGTCTGAAGTTATCTTGAAGTGTGGCTATAGGCCGTCATTAAAGATAATTGATAAACGTGGTGAAACAACTTTTTCAAAAACAAGGAGTCGGTATTTTACAACGAAACGGTTGATATATAAAATCAGTGTATTAAAATCAAAACATTTTAATTCGATATATAAGCACTTTCATGTTATTAATAATTGGGAAGGAGAAGTGGGTTGTTTGCAACTTAAAAAGAATTCAACATTATATATTCGAAGAAATGGCCAATCTATTTGGAGCGGTAATTGTCGCCACTGCATACGATTATTCCTCACTGACGGTATCGGTAGCAAGCCGAAACTTTTCACGGCGGAGGAATTGATAGGTAATGGAACGAATATAGGGAGAAAGGTTGCTGAATGGAAACCGACGATACTGACAGCGGTTCATCCGTTTTGTAGATGCCTGGCCAGAAGGTACATGGATGGCGATATCTGGGATAAGGAAGAGAAACGGTTCAAGTTGGATCCGACGTATAAGAGAAAGGTCGCGCCAGGTGCGAAAGTGAAAATCACGGTGGGTGATAAAACTTTCCACGTGTAAAATTGTTGGTATGAAATTAAATCCATATTTTTATACTGGAAATCAGACGATAAAATATTGATTGTAATGGAAGAGACAAGCGCGTTGGTTAAACTTATCGCAGATAACGGAATAACGGTGGTTATGAGCGCCATCATGATCATTATATTTCTTAACGTGTTTAAGAAAACCACG